CGGGGGCAAGAAGAACGTCAGCGATGCCGCCGCGCTTGGCAGCACGTACCTCGATCAGGCCAAGTCGCTCGCCTCGAACGCGCTCGCCTCCGCACAGACCTACCTCCCCAACATGGGCACACCCGCGATGACAACTGGCACCACCGACACAGGGAATTCCGCAGCCTCTACTGCGTCGGCGACCGCAGCGAGCGCGCTCGAGACGACGAAGCAGTACGCCGCCGAGGCGCAGCGCGTCGCTCAGCCACATCTTGAGGCGGCGGCCAAGGCGCTGCAGTCGGGCGCGACAGCCGCGATCCAGAACGCGCAGGGGTACCTCCAGAATACGTCGATCCCCGGCAGCGCCGCTTCGTCCGTGCCGAAGTCGAGCGCGCCGCTTGAGAGCGGACCGCACACGACAGAGACGCCTTACCCGCCTGCGGGCGAAGGGCTCGACGCGAAGAAGATCGGCACATGAAGTGGGGGAGTCTAAGTATTGCCCGATGGCTGGGGGTTAGGAAATTTATAAGCTAAAGTAATTGTACGATACCACAAGGATCTCTCTTCTATTGTTCAATTCATGGTTGATTCGGAGCGCTCACATTTGAGCTCTCAGAGACCGGTCCTATAGTCGGAGGAGTCACTGAAAACAGACCCTTCAACTTCCCAACGGAGGTGCGATATGAAAATATTAAACCTACTGTAAATGTCACCAAGGCCACGGAGCCTCGAGCCACCTTTCAACCAACGAAGGGCGCAGTGATCGAGGGTGTCCCTGTCCAGGTAGTTGCACAGAGCGAGGCGGCCACTCTCCATGCTGTAAAGAAAAGATGCGATCATGCACCTCAGAAAGATGTCGGCGACCTTTTTATTGAAGGTCATCATGCGCTCATGGACAAGATTCATGAGCGTGATGAAATCCGACTCGACAAAGAGATGATATGTGCTTATCTTGATGAGATGAGCGGGCAGAAGCGGGAGAGGTTAACGGCAGTCTTGGATTCTATGGACTTCACACTGCCTGGGTATACCGACAAAACGGTGTTTGCAAAATCGGAGGTTCTATTGAAGAATGATGGGTCCCAGCCACGCGTCGTCTACCAAGGTGGAGACATGTACAATCTTGTAATGGGATCTGTCGTTTTTTATCTTTCTCGTAGGATCAGTGAGGAGTTGTCACGCAAGAACCCATTGAACAAGGGGTTGGAAGTAATTTATTGCGTGGGAATGACTGCTGACGAGATCGCGGAGATAGTACATCACACCCCGGGAGAGGCCTTTGAGAACGATTTTAAGAACAACGACGGGACACAGCCCGCTGGAGTTCGTAAGTGGGAAGCCATGTTTTACTACAAACTTGGCGCGCCAGAGTGGTTTGTTAGGGAATTCGCCAATAACACCAGCGTGCGCGTATTTACACGCTATGGTGTTAAAGGTCAAGTGAAGGGACAGCGTTGGAGTGGTGAGGTTACTACCACCACTGGCAACGGATATGTGAACAGTTGCACTTCACTTGCTGCGCAAAAATTGGCCGGAATTACTAAGAGTACCACACTGGTATACGGGGATGACGGAGTGGTGTACACTGAACAACCGAGAAAAGAGTTAAAGGCATCTTTCGAGGCAGTGGCACAAGGGTCAGGGATGAAAACTGAAGGAAAGGTAGTCCACTACCGAGAACAAGCGACGTTCCTTCGCAAGCGTTTCGCCCCTGGCATGAACAAAACATTCCCCGTACCATCATTTGGACGCGTTGTGTGCAAGTTACCAATCCGTGCGAACAATAATCGCGCGGTATCTGATGATGATTACATGGCTGGCAAGCTTTTGTCAGCTGCGTATGAGCACAGGCACATCGGTTCATTACGGACGCTTCTGTTGGAAACAGCAGAACAGTTATCGACAGCCCCTTTCCTTGATTTCAGGAATCAGGCTATGTCGTATAAATTTTCTGCAGGGGAACTTAAGGAGATGACTATGTCTTCGGATATCATCGATCCAGACTGTCTATATACCTTCCTCAGCAAAGTGTATGGTGTGACAGAGGCGGAGTTGTTTGATTGTTACGCGTCCGTGTGTGACGGAATCCTCGGATTCAAACGCGTGAACAGATCTGGAAAGGACAAGGGGCCCCACTTAGCGCCTAAGCTACCAAGAGCGCTGTGGAACACCCATTTTG